GTATTTATGAAAAATTAATTTATATTATATGGAGAACACGAATTATTTGAAAAACATTGGACTAGGAAGAAGGAATTTTATATATGAGTATTTTAGTATCAAGCGTGAAATAGATGAGTTCTATGGTAATAATTATACACATACTGAAGAAGATATAGATTATTTTATAGGAATATGGTGTTGTTTTGATATAGATTATAAAGAATATAACCATAAAACAGGATCAAATTTAACTGCTAGTGAATATAATGGTAAAAAGGTAACCTTAAGAAATATTGCAAAGAAGATTGATGAGAGCGGTGGATATGAAGAATTATTGAATAAAATGAAAGATGACCTTAATCAAAGAAAAGAAAAGCGAGATACTAGAGAAATATATGGTCAGCATGTTTCAAATTACAATGATTACTTGCAAACTGATTACTGGAAAGATCTTAGACAGTTAGCATTAGAACGCGATGGTAATTGTAAACTATGTAACGATGATATAATACTGCAAGCTCATCATAGAAGCTATAAGAACAAATGGGGGAAAGAAAAAGAGCTTAATGATTTAGTTATTTTATGCAAAAGATGTCATGAATTATTCCATAATAATGTAAAACTATGAACACTTATCAATGTACATTAGGCGGTAGAATCAGAAACATCAAAGCTAGCAGCCAGCAAGAAGCACGTAAAGAATTTCAAAGAACGCAACGGATGTGGAGTAATTCAGTTACAGCTAAGCTTGTTGAAGAGGACTTAGAAGAACTTAGAGAAGAAACTTTTTAAAATAAAACTATGAATGTACTATCATTATTTGATGGAATGAGCTGCGGGCAATTAGCATTACAGCGAGCAGGTATAAAAGTAGAGAATTATTACGCAGTTGAAATTGATAAATACGCAATTAAGGTAACACAAGCGAATTTTCCTGATACTGTTCAGCTTGGAAGCGTTACGGATGTAAATTTTGCCAACAAAGGCTGGTGGGACAATGAGCTATTGATAGATTTTGAAACCAATGAACATAAAGGAACTATTACTGAAATAGATTTGTTAATAGGTGGCTCACCATGCCAGGGGTTCAGTTTTGCAGGGAAACAGTTAAACTTTGATGACCCTAGATCTAAATTATTCTTTGAGTTTGTAAGGATTTTAAAAGAAGTGAAGCCAACATATTTCTTACTTGAAAATGTAAAAATGAAACAAGAGTATCAAGACATTATTTCAGAGCATTTAGGAGTTAAGCCAATAGAAATAAACTCTAATTTAGTCTCAGCTCAAAACAGAAAGCGTCTTTATTGGACAAATATACCTGATGTAACTCAGCCAGAAGATAAAGGAATTTTATTAGAAGATATTCTTGAAGATGGCGACACTGTAATAGATGCAATTTACAATAACAGACCCGAAAGAGTGTACAAAGAAAAGTCGCCAACAATACGAGCAGGAAGGCAAGGGTTAGAAGTTAGACGAAAAAGCAAGTGTGTTAGGTCTGGCGGAAGAGGGTCTTATGATCGTCACGAATGGGATTCAATAGATAATAATCACACAAGAAAATTAACTGTCCTAGAATGCGAAAGACTTCAAACGGTCCCGGATAATTACACAAACCACGTAAGCAATACACAGCGTTACAAAATGCTTGGGAATGGATGGACAATTGAGGTAATAGCACATATTTTAAAAGGAATTAATACAACGCTATGATAAAACTAAGACTGCCAATGCCAATTTCTATAAATGGTGCTTACGCTGGTATGGGACGACGATTTAAGTCAAAGGCTTATAAGTTATGGGAAAAGATATCAAAAGCTTACTACGAGGATAATTACAACGAATTTGATATCATAGAAGGAGAGCTGCTTGTAAGATATACATTCCATTCTAACTTCTACAATAAGAACGGAACTATTAAGAAGAAGGATGCAGAGAATTATGTTAAAGTATTATCTGACCAACTAGGACACTTGATACCGTGGTTTGATGACTCGGCAGTATGGAAATTAAACATTGAGAAAGTGCAGAGTGATGAGGAATTTGTAGAGATCACAATAACTAAATATAAGTTTTCTTAAATATCCCCTTGCATTATATTTCATTATACTCTATTATAGTTCTGTATCCACTAACAACACTATTATGAACAACGAAACTAAATTCTTATTCGATAAGTTTGATGAGCTGCACGAATATCTAGCAGACAAAGATTCTTTATTGAAGATGCAATTACAGATGACAGGAGCCAAAGGATTATGTGAGCATATAAATTCAAAGTACGTAAGAGATGGTGAAGAAGAATTAATTGAGCGTTTCAAAGAGATATACGACTACAATGGATTCATTCTTGACTTAAAAGAACATGATGACAGAGAAGCAAGTGGAGAATTTTCAATTTAATAATTAACTTAAACCACCATGAGTAAATCAACACTAGAACTAGTACAAACTATTCAGGAGTACAAGCGATGCTCTAAAAGTGAAGCAACCAAAATCGCATTACAATTTATTAAAGAACGTAAATTATGAAAACATACATCCCAGCATTAACTAAAATACAGCAAGAGTTAAATGCACCAAAGAACCAACGTAATAACTTTGGTAAGTATAATTACCGTTCATGTGAAGATATCCTTGAGGCAGTTAAGCCATTATTGGGAGACTTAGTTCTTACTGTATCAGATGATATTATTGAAGTAGGAGGACGAATTTACGTAAAAGCAACTGCAACAATTATAACATCAGAAGGAGACAGCTTAGAAGTATCTGCTATGGCAAGAGAGGCTGCTGATAAGAAGGGGATGGACGATGCACAAATTACAGGTGCAGCTAGTTCATACGCTCGTAAATATGCATTAAATGGATTATTCTTAATCGATGATTCTAAAGATGCAGATACAAATGAAGCTTATCAAAAGAAACAAGAGCCTGTATCAAACACACCAAAAGGACAATTTTAATAAATTAACAATAAAACAATGAGTAATCTAGTATATTGCGGAGGCGGTAAATCAACAAACAAGCCAGACTGGTTTAAGGTAACAATTAATCCAGCTAAGTTTGGAGAACATGTAAAGCTTAAAGATGACAAGAATATGTTGTTCTTAAAGATACTATGCTTTGATGACAAAGACGACTACGGTAAAGATGTGAAAGTAGTGATTAACGAAGAGGAAGATAATTATGCAATTAAAGGAGATAAGCTTTGTGGATTTGGTAAAGAAGTTGAAGATAAACTTAAGACATTTAAGATAGCAATTGAGACTGATCGTATTAAACCACATGTACAAGAATACAAAGGGCATAAATATATTAAGCTTAACTTAAACGTAGATGATAGTGGAGTACGAGTATCAGTTGATACTTGGAGTCCAGAACCTAAAGCAGAGCCTAAGGCTGTAACGCCAGAAGAAACTAAAGCAGTATTCGATAAACCAGCATTTTAATATGAACTTACAAAACGCAACAGTCGACAAGATTAGTTCAATGAAAGATGGATCAGTTAAAATAACTCTCGTTACTCGGGAGTTAGACCCTACTACATTTGCTGAGCTAATAATGAATGTAAACAAAGAAGTAGTACAAATTGATATTCCAGAAGATTCATCTGATACAAAGACACCTTCACAAAGACTGAGAGGAGTGTTGTATAGAGTATGGGAACAAAATGAAAAAGATAAGTTCTCTACATTTGAATTATTCTATAGACACAAGACAGAGCAATTAATAACACACTTCAAAGAGCAGTTAAATTAACTTGCAAAGCATAACTAAGTATAATATAATATAATTGAATTAACAAAACATAATGAGTAAAGAATACCTTACAATGAAGGAAGCGGCAGAAATAGAAGGAGTAGCATACTTAACTATCTTTAAGCGTTTGCATAAAGGAGTTTACGGAGAAGAAGGAGAAGGATGGGAACGAGATGGACCATACAAACACTCTAAGATTCTAATTAGTTCTAAGATGCTTGGACGGTGGAATAAAGGAAAATAATTAGCTATACCGTTTGTAAACCTCTCAAGGGTCGGCGGTAAAGGCTAGGATACATTGAGCAGCTTACAGCAGTAGTGTATCGACTCCTTTCTGAAATGATTGGGTACGTAAGCGGGAGAGTGCTATAGTCTTGAGACGCACTCTCTCAAAAAATTGTTCTTTTAAACCGTAATTTGTAAGTAGTGAAATAGGTAACACACTCCTGTCAGTAGTTCCCGCATAAAATGCTACTGATACACACGGATTAATTACCCGCTCTGTTCTAGGAAGTCAAAGTTGAATAGTGAAATGGCTAGCTCGAGAAGCAATGCAGTAACTATTAGGCGTTCCAAGGTGACGAATCCTTGGCTTACAAAGGTCGGTTTAAGAGAATAATTATTAGTGACTTGTAGAGTGTAAATGGAATTAAGTTTGTGGTGGATTGATTCGAGCAACTTTACACTTTACAATTTGAGAATAATGGCAGAACTAAGCGATTACTTCGGTAGTCGCTTTTCTTTTATACTTTATTTAACAAAAGGACTTGCATTATGTTTCGTTATACTTTATTATCCTTACACATCACTTAAACAAATAAAATGAAAACAAAGCAATGCGGAGAATGCAAGAAGGATAGAGGATTATCAAATTTCAGTTATCACGGTAAGTCTAAAGACGGACTACGTAAGACTTGTAACATATGTATATCTAGCAGACCAAGTACTATTAATATAAGTAATAATGGGGTTGATACTTATAAGGGACAAGTAAAGAAGGCTATAGAGAGAGGAACGATTGACGCAGAGGATTTCAGTATATTTGTGTTAAGAAGCTTAGGTATTAGAACTGATGGATAATACACAAATAGACACACTACGACTTAACGGAGTTTATTCAATTGATCAATTCGAAAGAGATATTAAAGAGATAGGATCTTATCCAGAAGCTAATAAACTACTTGCAGCAGCACGGCTAGTACAGGCTAGAACAGAGTTCGTTAGTCATTGCAAGTTCGTAGTTAAGCAAGAAACAGCACCAGCGTTTACGGCAAGTTTGCTTACAGTAGTTAGAAAGCTAGAACACAATAAGCACCTCGCAGCGATAGCAAATAAAATAATTAATAATTAATACTATGAAATACAAATTACTACGTGATACGCCTACACATAAGGCAGGTGTAATTGTGCATCAATTCTCTAATAATGATAAATACTTCCCTGCTACTGATTATCGTAACGGATATTCAAAGGATATTGTCGAAAACAACCCTGAATGGTTCGAGCCAGTAAAAGAGTTTAAGAAGAAGTTTACGTTTCCGCACACATACACAACTAATCATGGTATAGATTGCTATAATAATAAAATCTTAACAGAAACCTTCGCAACAAAAGAACAGGCTAAGGCTAAGAAGGAGCTTATGGAGCATATATTCTCTTTTGATGAACCAAAGATTTGCGGACGACATTATGAAATAGTTGACACTAACACTGGAGGAAGGCTTATAAGTGTAGAACAAGGAAATTATGGGTGTAAGGCTTTAGATACATATAAGTATCAAGCAGGATATATTTTAAACACTAATGCTACACAAGAAGATATAGAAAAAAGAATTGAATTAATAAAATATTACATATAATGATTACGCAAAAACATTTAAAGAAAGTCCTAAGCTATAATTCTGACACAGGAGTGTTTACTTGGCTGGTGTCTAATTCCCCTAGAGTAAAGGTTGGGTCACGAGCTGGTCATATAAATTCATTAGGATATACAATTATCGGAATAAATAATAAACTGTATAACGCACATAGGATTGCATGGCTATATGAATATGGAGAATTTCCACAAAAACACATTGACCATATAAATGGAGACAGGTCGGATAATAGTATAGATAATTTAAGAGATGTATCACAGCATAGTAACTCTAAGAATGGCAGGATTTCAAAGAATAATACATCAGGGCATAATGGAGTTTATAAACAATTAAACAGTTATATAGCTAAGATAAAAGTATTAGGTAAGTCATTGCATATAGGAAGCTTCAAGGATAAAGAGGACGCAATAAAAGCAAGACAAGAAGCAAATATTAAATACGGATTCCACGAGAATCACGGTAAATAAGAACGAATACGATTACTAAACAATTATATTAACTCATTAAAATCTTAATTATGAAAAGTATTATAAATCAAATCAAAGAACTGCCAAAGCAAGATGCCAGAGATCTTATGCTTATAATTAATATGAGCTATGAGTGTATTCAGCTTACTGTAGATGATAAAGAAGAGCGTGAGAGATTATTTGCTATTGTGAATGACATCTCAACTACGGCTAAGGCTCGTGTTAGATCTATTGCTATGGATGAAATTGAGAACAATGGATAAACACACTAAAACACTAGAAGAACTCCACGAGATTAAGGAAATGGTAGCAGAGCAGCTTTACAATGTAGAGTTAGGAACACACGAGAATATCCGCTTGTGGTTTGCATTTAAGATGGTCCTTATAGATATTGAAATTTTAGAAACTAATGAATAATTATGACTAACCAAGACCTTCTACGAGAAGAAGACCTACAAATAACAGTCCCTGCTCAATGGCTTAAGCAATTGCTAGAGCTAGCAAATAAAGCAGAAAACAATGATGCCATAGCAGTCTCAAGGCTTATAGGCTATGCTTCATCAGCTCAATATTTCTTACCAATTAATATGAAGAAAGATGACTAAGGACACACCAGAGTTAATGGCAATTAAATCATTGCAACGCTTAAAACAGCATGGAGTATATGATTGCGGTATTGATTTCCAGCCAGTAATTGATCTTATCGAAAGACAGGAAGTAGAATTGCTTGGACTCCGACAGTCTGTCTCGGACTTATCACAGAAACTAGAAATGATAACTAATTAAACAATATGTACGATTCAATAACAGAAGTAGATAAGATGCCAAGAGCAGAAGCTATATGCCAGCTTAATGAGGTAGAGGAGCAAATACATGAGAATATAGATGAAATTAAACTTAATGCTGTAGAGCATTTATCAAACATTGATATTATTGAATGTACAGGTATGTATAAGTGCTTGCTTAAAGAGATAGAACGAGTTAGAGAACGAATAATAAACCAATATAATGATGAACAATTAATTAATAATAAACTATGAACAAAGAACTTAAGCAATACGAAAAGGCAGTGCAGCAACTAGCAGATAAGTTTGTTGAAATATACTTCGATGAAGAAGATTATACTAACATATACGGAAAAGATTATTTCTGGGTAGGTGACGAGATAGGTTCAGTATTATGCGTATCAGATACTTACTTAGATATTGCTACAGTTGCTAATGCTATGCGATACAAGCCAACTAAAGACCAGTTCTATGACTTTTACTGGAACTATTGGACTAATGAAGAGGCTGAAACAAAGTACAATATAAAATCATATATGGGATTAGAGATTTACAATAATAAATAATATATTGAAGATGTACACAGAAATTCAAAACGCTCGGCAACTTCCAAAAGAAGAAGCCCTTACAAAGCTAGAACAGATAGAAGCACAGATACACGTTAATATCTCAGAGATCAAAGATAGTACTTTTGTACATTGTGGTAACTTAGACCCTGATTCGTGTAGGAGTGTTCACAATGTGTTGCTGCGAGAAGTAGAACGAACAAGGAAATTAATACAAGACAATGAAGTGTAAACACTGTGACAAGAAGATAACACCGCACTGGCTATTCAAAGAAGAGAAGTATTGTGATAGTCTTTGTAAATTTAAGTATAGAATTAAGAAATATAAGAATGAAGAGAGTAAAAAGGAATGTAACTGAAGCAACTAAGATAGAAGTGTATGAGCGTGATGATGGCTGTTGTGTATTATGTGGTAGAAGTTATCCGCTTGAAAGAACACCCCATCATTCGTTCTACTCGATAGACGCAATTGCAGACGAAACCAGGAACGATAAGGAGCAATTGGTAATAATTTGTATGGACGAACATCGAGAAATACACTTTACAGAAGACAGGGACAATAAAAGAGACCAATGTATTCAGTATTTATTCGACCTTTATGGAGAGGAGTTTTACCGGAGTAGAGGATTTATTAGACAATTATTTAATAAGTAGAAATTATGGGATTCAAAGCAGGAGACAGAGTAAGAGTAAGAGATTACGAAGATATGGCAGAAGAGTATGGAGTAAACGCAGGAGGTGTAATAAAGCATATTCGATTCTTGCCTGAAATGACAGTTATGTGTGGAGAGACAGCAGACGTTGTAAAGGTTGATTCACTTCAAGTATTTCTAGGTAATTGGAGTAAAGATCCTAAACAGACTTGGGCGTATTTACCAGAGATGCTTGAGGCAGTTGAAGAGACTAAGGAAGAACCAGCGCTAACAGAAGTGTGCACATGTGAAGAAGGCAGCCTGGCAATAAGTATGGATTGCCCATCACACGCACATTTACTTGTAGGATATATTCAAGAAGGTGTTAAGACAGACAATTACTGGGACAACCTAACACAGGCAGCATCTATTGCAGAAGACAGACAAGAAGACTACGGAGATGTTAAGGAGAACTTTACAGAGATTAAGAATATAGCAGACGCGATGTTCGGATTAAACTTAACAGAGGAGCAGATTTGTCAGTTATTTATAGCTATGAAGGTAGCACGACAGAAGAATAAGCATAAGGAAGATAACCTGTTAGACGCGATTAACTACTTTAGTATTTTATTACATCTTAAGAAATAACTATGACTAAAATAGAACTAATTATGTGGCTTGCAGTGATGTATTTCTTGGGAATGTGGCTTTTGATTAATTAGCTTGCTAAATATTAGCATATTTATTACTATAAGTGTAGCAAAAGGGATTAAATGATTTTCGCAACTAATATAGTTTCTGTCTATGGGTTTCCTTTTGCGAGATTCAGCCCGTAGACAAAAGCTATTTTATTTTATTATGAAACAATGTACAAAGTGCAATCGTCACAAAGAATTAACAGAGTTTTGCAAACAAAAGGCAGGGGAATATGGCCTACAATCACATTGTAAGGATTGTAATAGTGATATTATGAAGAATTACAGAAGAACAGTTCCAGGAATGATAACTCAGATTTATGGAACGCAAAGAAAAAGTTCAATTCGTAGAAATCATAAAATGCCTACATATACTAAAAAAGAGTTTAAGAAGTGGATTCTATCACAAAACAACTTTAAAGAGCTTTATAATAATTGGGTTGTATCAGATTATAATAAGATGTTAAGACCATCAGTAGACAGATTAGATGACTACAAGGGATACTCATTTGATAATATACAATTAATTACGTGGGGTGAAAATGATAAAAAAGGAAAACAGGATAGAAAGAGCGGAAAGCCAGTGTCACAGTACACATTAGAAGATAATTTAATTTCTAACTATTACTCAATGATGGAGGGTGCAAGACAAACTGGTGTTTCTCATGGAAGTATTTGGTCAGCATGTCAAGGAAGGCTAAAGACAGCAGGAGGATATAAGTGGAAGTATAAAACATGTAGCATACAAGGAGAGTCTTGTGAGTCATGTAGCTAAAACAATTAATTAACAAATAAACTATGAAAACATTACAAGGAATTAAAGAAGGAATGATACTAACAGACTCAATAGGAGATGAGATATTAGTAGATACTATTGGCACTGTTGAGATTAATGATGAATATATTGAAGTATATGTAATGAAAGGAGTAGATGTAGACTGGACCGCTACTTATACACTAGAAGAGTTAGAAGAATACGAATACTACATTAAGGAAGAAAGTGAAGAGTGTTGTGATGAAGAAGAATGTGAATGTTATGAAGATGGATACGCTATTGGATTCAAAGACGGATTAAATGAAGCATATGATGTAGGTTATAATCAATGTAGAGATGAGATTCTAGAACAACTTAAATAAATACAATGATTACTTATTCATATAAGCAGACAGAACATATCTTTAGCGATGAGCAAGGATATCTTGGAGCATTTGAAGATGGAAGAAAGCTAGGACAGCATCTCGATTGTCAGGGAGTTAAAATAGTTCCTTTTATGAAGACTAATAACGAAGTGGATGCGTTATTTAGTAAGCTAGGATTTACTAAGATTGTCACATGAGAATATGTGTAAAATGTAGCGAGAATAAGGAATTATCTGAATATGGCAAATTCGGTAAGTCTAAAGAGTATTATAGAGGAGAATGTAATGTTTGTAGAAGGCTGTCTGGATCAAATTACAGAAAGACAAAAAAAGGATTGATTGCTATTATGTATACACAGCAAAAGCAAAGCTCAAAACGTAGAGGTTATGAACTTCCTGATTACACAAAGCAAGACTTCATAGAATGGATTAGTTCGCAAGAACACTTTGAAGATTTATATAATGTATGGGCTGAGTCAAATTACGACAAAGGCTTAACTCCATCAGTAGACAGACTTGATGACTATAGTTCCTATACACTAGATAATATTCAATTAATTACTTGGAAAGAGAATAGTTCAAAGGGACATTTAGATAGAAAGAATGGAATAAACAATAAGCATAGTAAAGCAGTATTGCAGTACACATTAAATGGTGAGTTTGTAGATGAATACTTTTCAATTAGTAATGCAAAAAGAATTACAGGTGCTACAATGCAGGGTATTTCAAGAGTGTGTAATGGTAATCAGAATACAGCTGGAGGATATAAATGGGAATTTAGCAGATAGATAAGCTATTTAATAAGCTAGGATTCAAGAAGACTATTGACTAATAGTATAAGGAAGTATAATGTAAGAGTAATTAAAATAGGATTATGAGTGAGAAGAATAGTGTAGGCAGGCCAACCGTAATGACAGAAAATGTTCTCGCTAAATTAGAGGAGGCATTCTTAATAGGTTGTAGTGACTTAGAAGCTTGTCTAGTAGCTGATATTAGTAAAGATGCACTGTATGACTATCAAACTAAGCATCCTGAATTTACCGAGCGAAAAGAGCTATTGAAGCAAAACCCTATACTAGCAGCAAGACGTAGCGCATTTAGAGGCTTTGCAGAAGATCATGCACACGCCTTAAAGTTCTTAGAACGTAAGAAGAGAGATGAGTTTAGCTTGAAGACAGAACAGGATATTAAGGTAGAATTGCCAACGCCAATAATGGATGTGTAAATGAAGTTTAGTAAAACTACAGCAACGACTAAGATAAAGTCTCTTAAGAAGAAAATAAGAGCAGTATGTGGAGGTACGTCAGCATCAAAGACGATCTCCATTTTGTTGTATTTAATAGCTAAGGCACAGAGTGATAAAGAACCAACGCTCACCAGTGTTATTTCAGAGAGCACGCCTCATTTAAAACGAGGAGCAATGCGTGACTTCAAGAATATAATGCAAGGGCACGGATACTGGAAGATAGCAAGCTGGAACGCTACTGATTCTATTTATACGTTCGAAACAGGAAGTAAGATAGAGTTCTTCTCGGCTGATCAGTCTGATAAGCTAAGAGGAGCAAGACGAGATAGGGCGTATATTAACGAGTGTAACAATATAAGCTTAGACGCATTCGATCAAATTGAGGTTCGTACTAAAGACTTTGTGTTCTTAGATTGGAATCCTACCTCGGAGTTTTGGTACTATACTGAAATACAGAATAGCCGTAATGACATAGACTTCTTAACTATTACGTACAAGGACAATGAAGCATTGAGCCAAGAGATTGTTGATAGTATCGAAGCACGTAAGAACCGTAAGGGTTGGTGGGCCGTTTATGGGTTAGGACAACTAGGAGAAGTTGAGGGTAAGATATATAAGGACTGGCAGATAGTAGATGAGATACCACATGAAGCTAGACTTGAAAGGTATGGACTTGATTTCGGGTTCAGTAATGATCCAACAGTAATTGAGGCTATATACTTCTATAATGGGGGGTTTATTATTGATGAGATAGCTAACAGTAAGGGATTAAGTAATAAGCAGATAGCAGATATACTTAATGCACAAGAGAATAAAGTATTAGTAATGGCTGATAGTGCAGAACCTAAAAGTATAGATGAGATTAGAAACTATGGAGTAAATATTATAGGGGCAAAGAAGGGAGCTGATAGTGTTAGACAAGGAATACAGTTTGTACAAGATCAGAAGATAAGTGTAACTAAACGTAGTGTTAAGACTATCAATTGTTACAGGAACTACATGTGGAAGATAGACAGAGATGGAAAGATATTAAATCAGCCTGAACATACTTTTAGTGATCCAATGGATGCTATACGATATGGACTAAGTGGGTATAAGTCTAGTACAGGTGTAAGCACTGTTGATGCACAAAAGAACTACATACAATCACTGCGTATGAAACGTCGTTGATTTATTTGTATAGATGTATATTATTGAAGTAAGTAAAACGACTAAGTATTATAAATAACACATAGTTTATGAAAGACCTAAAGACAAAAGAAGATCAGGGAGTCGTTAGCGGATTGGATAACGTAGGAGCAAAAGCAGCCATTGATCTTTACATGAGAGCAATGAATTCTCGTCGTAATGCTGGGTTTGACTTAGACAATAAATGGCAAGAGTTAGTAGACTTCTACAATGAAAGTATGAATGGTGATGATACAATGGGAGATGATGACTCTAGCTTTGGAACAGCTTACAGTGATCCGTTTAAAGTAAAGAGTAAACTATTCTTTCAGTCGTTATCTAAGCTTGTTAAGAATATGAGACGACCTTCACGGGCATTCAAGTCTTCAGGAATAGATAAAGAAAAACTAGAAGCTATTAAGGATGGAGTTGATATGGTTCAACTTGATGGTGGACTATACGATGTAATGACAGAAGACTTTAACTTGTTTAGTCGATTCACTTCATTAGGTGATTCATTTGTTATGTTAGGGTACGGTGATGACGCACAGCCAGTTAAGTATACAATGCCACAGCTAACTAATACTTATATTGATCCATCGGCTAACTGCTTAAGGAACAAGACAGGGATAGGAGCAGCAGGAGAGGCGTTAGTTATTGAAGAAATGAGTTATACTAAAGCTAAAGGAATATACGAAGGTGAACGATTCATGTCAGGAAGACTACCAATGACAACAGAATGGAATGATAACTTTAATCAAACAGAATACCAGAAATGGCAACAAGAGAATAATATTACAGAGATTGGACATTACTTTAATATTGATGACCCTAAGAACCCGTACTACACAGTTATTGCAGGAGTACAGGCAACAGAGCTTAAGAAGGCATCAGGAAAAGACTACCCATTCTTTGATCTAGATGGTAAACCTTTTATTCCTTTGATTCATTTCAAGGGACTAACATCTCCAACAGGGTTCTATAACTTTGGTATTTGGCATTTACTATTTGACTTTGCTAGACTAGAGCAAGCTATACGTAACATGGCACTTAAACATGTAGAGACTAATGTTAATCCAGTAGGGATTATAAACATTGATGGAACAGCAGAAGAGTTCTTATTACAATGGAGTGAAGCACGAGAAGCACAAGCGCTAGGAGAACGAGGGTTTATTGTTAACCAGATTAATAACGGTACAAGTTCAAACAGTGGCAACATGACAGAACTATCTAATGCACCACTTACAGGAGAATACGAACGAATGTTAAATGATCTGTCTATACAGATTAAACGGTGTGGGATCCCTATTGATGAGAGTGATCGACCTAGTTCACAAACAGCAACTACTACATTAGCAGAGGAAAGTTCTAAGCTTGAGTTCATCCAAGACATAATGGAACGAAACGTAGAAAGCTTCAGAGATTGTGATTCACTTACAATGGCAATGATGGCTATTGGGATTGGGATTGATAATGATAAGAAAGTAGTAACAGATGTATTGCAATTTGATGGAGGAGACACTAATATAACATTAGCAGGAGTAGCAGATGCTATTAAGAACTCTAATATTGATGTAGATGTAGAAAGCCGTACAGGAGCATACAAAAGCGAAGCATTTAAGATTGCAGCTAGTAATGATCTTATGCAGTTATCAATTGGTACAGCAGTAGAAGGTAAGGTTAAAGCAGAAGCACTTCGATTAAGAGGGTTAGCAGTAACAGAAGAAGAACTAATACCTCAACAACAAGAAGCTCCACAAGCACCTCAAGGACAAGGAGCAGCACCAGAGAACCCAACAGGAGTAGGACAAGCAGCACAGATGCAAGAAATTATAGCTAAGTCTGCACCGACAGTATAAATTAAAACGACTATTATGGTTGAAAAATTCAAACAGTACTTACTTGATAATGTAGAGATGGTTAAGTTAGTAGAAGTACATGTGATGACAGATAATATTAAGGCTAAACAATTAGAAGCTGGAATTAAAGATATGACACATATAGTTGTGGTTATCTTTGACTTTGCTTATATGGCACTTAGTATAAATGAGAACAAGAAGACTAAGGCAGGATGGAAGAAACAAGTACGAGATATTAATGAAGCATACCAAGAGGTAATGAAGGCTAAAGAGTTAGAGGCTAAGGAAGAATCTAAATCAACTAAATAAACGACTATGTTAGACTGGAAAGGACATCATAAGGCATTACAACAACGTAATAAAGGAGATACACGAGCTGAACAGTTAGCAGGTGAGAATGTTGCCTTCTTCTCTGGTTTATACGATCAGAACGGACAGAAGCTAAAAGACTTAGCACAATCGGTGTTACTTGATATGCGTTATAACCTTAAGTTTGAGTACGAGAAAGAAACATTAGTACGGCTAGGAATAGATCAGTTCATCAATGCAATGTTAGCTTGTAGTAACTCAGTTAAGAATAGTAATAAGCGAAAAGTTAAGCCATAATATTACACACTTGATTTATTATAGATAGAATGTATGATTGAAGCAGAAAGACCTTTTACAATTAGAAAACGACTAAAACAAACCTTGTGATCCCTAGTGATCGCAAAAAGTTTCTTAGTCGTTCTTTTTTGCGTTCTCTAGAGTTTACAAGCTCTAACTATAACACTTAACCTATTCACTATGAATGACAGTACGAACACAACCTTTAATGAGAT